ATGCACAGACTCTTCGCCTGTTTGCCAATCTATAGTGATCTCAGTGCCTGGTTGTTGTTCCATGACTGCGGTGTATTCAAAGCTGCCAAACAATCCTTCCCATGCTGCTGCAAAGCTCGCCCCCTTGTCTATCTTGTCTGAGATATAACGGTCTGTCATTATTGGCCGCAATTGTCCAACGATAGTCTCCGGGCTCATGTTCAATGCACGGATCGCACTGGGATACAGTGAGTTGATATCAACTGCTCCGATCCATTCATGCATACCTTTTTTAGGATATGCAACATAAGCACCTGCGGCCTGTGTGTTTTCTTCCGATCCAAACCTTTTACGATTGGGCACAACCATGTTGCGTTCGTGTGCTTCATTTATAATAGCTTGTTCAGTTACTGCCACCGCCCCCATGGTTGTTTGCAGCAATACAGTATTGGCATGTGCTAGTTCATTTGCAATATCAAGGAAGCGTAGTTTTCTATCAAGTTTGTGCAGGATCAAAGTATCTTGTCTGTTGTATTCAATAAACTTTCGAAAATCTTTATTGTACAGTTGATCCAGTGTCCCTTCGTACTGTGTTTTACGTTCGCCAAGTTCATATTCAGCAATGGCATCTAAGCTATAGCTGTGTCGTTCTTCGTAAGTGTACTTGCGATACAATTGCATATAGTCCATATGCACACGACCAACCAAATCGTATGTTTGATGTTCAGCACCAAAACGTTCAAAGGTACGTTGTTTAGGATGTTGTCCCCACAAACAGAATCTGCGTGTATCATCCTTGCTCAACACACGGGTGATACGATTCACGGTGTATGGAATATCATAACCTTCTGAGTTCCACCCACTTAGCACATCTGCATCTTCGATGAGATCAAGGAAAGCATTCAGCATATCCTCCTCACGATCAAAGATCATGGTGTTATCAAATTCTCTAACAATATCTTCAGCAGTGGCACGACTCATGTGTTGTGGAGGCACAGCCAGGGTAACAATCTGATCGATCCAAGATAGATATACCGATATGGCTGTAACCGGATTAAACGGATCAGTAGTTGGTGAGAATCCACGTTCTAAGTCAAATGCAACTTCAATGTCAAAAAATGCAACATTAAGTTCTGGTGCATCTTGTCCCTTGTAGTTCTCTTCCAAGCAACGGAAGATGGGATTGATATCACCTTCATACACAGGTTTGCCTGAGTTCATGCGTAGTTCTTTATAGAACTCTTTGCTGTTTCTACTGCTGAATCGAGCCACCGGAGAATTGTAAATGGAACGGAATTTACCTCGTGGATCATCGTAATAGAACACAAAGTTAGCTGGATATTCTTGATATATCCGTTCACCATTACGGCGTTCAACTACGTGTATGCGATCTTTCTCTTTATCGAAGAGACAATCAATATAACTCAAATTATTTTCCTTTAAAAACTATTATACTATACTCAACGTATTAAGTCAACTATTTGATCTATTGATTCGAGATTTTGTTGTTGACATTGATTAAAAAACTTTGCAGTTAATACATGGTTTTGATTATGTTGACAACTGTCCTGAGTTGCTATTAGCAATTGATCTATATTGATTTGATTTAAATAATCAATTAGATTAATAATACTTGTTGCTCTTGAAATATTGCCTGGATCCGAATCCCACAAAATATCAAACCCATAGTCAAATTCAAATCCCAAATTTGTTAATGTTTTATAAGTTTCAAATTGACCAACTGGTATAAATGCAGTACCGCCTAAAATACATTTCAGTGTCTTTTCAGTAATAAAGGGTCCGGGATAGATGTAAGATGAGATTGCATCCGACATATAACTGTAATGGAAACTTTCGTTGGTAAAATGTATTGCACAATCTTGATATAACGGTTGCCAAGGATTACCCGTCATGCCTTGGTTATTATCCCGTATATTTTCAAATGTATCGATAGTTATTTCTTGTCCAAGATACCGAGTTTGAAATAACTGTGTGAGTTGATCCAATACAGTATTGCCAGTTAACTGCCATCCATGTACACTTTTTTCGTCCAACCAATCATGTAGTACAATAAGAGATGACTCTCGAGCCGATTCTAACAGTTTTGTAGTCACCCATATCTTACTTTGAGTTATTCTATTACATACAGCACTAAACTTATATTTAGGTTGTGTTTTTTCTTGTATACCAAACCAATTTTGCATTTGTTGTAGTTGGTAATGCCAATAAAAGAATGGCATAAAATGCACACCGGGAATATCTAAATCATAATGATTACCATCAAACAGTACAAAAATTGGACCAGTTACTTGTTGTTGTTTAAGCCATGCTATATCCACTGCTTCTAGATGAAAGCTTACTATATAATAATCATATCCAGATGGTAACTTTTGAGTTGGCCATGCTTGAAATAAAGCAAAGTAAATGTTTTTATCTGGTAGTTGTTTAATCCATTCGTAGCCGGGATATACAGATATATTTTTCTGTACTCCCTGACAGGGTCTTGGAACCAGCATCTTACGCATTGTGAACTATATTACAACGTTTTGCCAACTGTGGTCAAGATTGTTTCCAGCAGTTCGTGATCAGATTGTTCGCGTCCAAACTCACTCTTATGTGCCAATTTTATAGCTTTTTTTAGCACACCGGGTTTGATTTCCATTTCTTCTGCGATTGATTTTATGGTATCACTAAGCCCACCAGTGAGTGTTTCAATTTCGTGCATGACCGCCATACCCTCGTTGATAATCTGGGTGAGTTTCAATTTCTCTTCTTGGCTGAATACTTTTGCTGACATGTGTTTCTCCTTAAAGATATATTATAGCTTATATTTTGATAGATAGCAAGAGAAAAAGAAATCTCCCTGTTCAAATATGCAAGTAGCGAATTTACATATTTAGGCCAGGGAGAACGCCTACACCAAACGGTAACTTAATACCGGTCCTAAGGTGATTCTTATAGTGATGTTTTGCTATGATAATCCTGCAAAGATTTCTTATCCCAAGGGCTGATGCCATTACGTAGTGCGTCACCCTCGATCCGACGCATAGAAATATAGTTTGTGATATCCTCATGGTCCATTTCGTCGTATGGGGTGAAGTCAGCGTCGATGGTCAAGCCAGATGTTGTGAGTATAATATTGTGCCAAATCTTGCGATTCTCGCCGGGTTCAATTTCGTATTCCGGCCAGTATTGGAATTCTTCCATCACACCTTTTTAGTTGTAGGATTTAATTCTTTTGTTTTCTTAAGAGCTTTTCCGGCTAAGTTATGTACTTTACCTTTAGGATCTTTGTTAGGATCAACTGGTGTCCACGGTCCTTCTTCTTTCCAACTTGTTAGTTCCTTTTGTAAGTCGTCAACTGAACGTGCTTCTGCCATGCCTTGCTCTTTAATCTTAAGATTCTTGGTTAATTCATTGCTTGATCCTCCCATCATGTTCTTGAAGGATGCGTCGGCATCTTGATTCTTGACTGGTTTAACCATCTCACTATCCGGCACCGGATGCTTTCTTAAGAAGTCCCTGGTAGGATTTCTAGTTTTAGATGCTTCTGCCATGCCTCGCTCGTTGCGATTTAAATATGACGATAATAATTTACGGGCAAAAAAGCGGTGTTCTTCTGCGTTCTCTTCATACTGCCCTGCCATGGCTTGTAAATGGTCTATCTTAGGTAAATTTTCATCTGTTGGCTGCATCATTGATTTTCTTGCTGCCGAATCATACTTTTGCATCTCTCTCTCTGCTGAGTCCAGATGTTTTTTTAGTTCACGATACAGTTCAGGATCTTTTTGTACCAACGCCAGAACATCTTCGCGTGATTCATACTTGTCTAATTTCCTAATTGCTAATTTTATTGCGTTGTTTGTTATTGAACCACCTGACACCCCTTCCGACATACCTTGCTCTCTCATCATCCCCCGGGGAGTACGGCTGTCTTCACGATCTCGCTCGCTTTTTGATATATTTTTGCCAAAGTTTGGCTTGCTAGGAACTACGCCTCGAGCTCGTGCTTTTTCAAGCTTGGCAACTAGCTTGTCTTGATCTTTAGTGGTCCAATGGTCAGGATGATAATACTCATCACCTGGTTCGGCAACTTTACGCTGTTTGTAATTACCCATTCCTTCGCTCTTAGCAAGGCGATCAATCTCGTTGAAATCCTGCTGTGCCTGATCGACATAATTTTGAAGGTTTGATTTGTCTAACCGGGCTTCCGATTGTTTCATCATCTCAATAGTTTTTGGGCTCAAGTATGCGGGCAGCGAAGGTTCAGCTGTGCCCGAGCGTCCCGACATACCCGGCTCAGATTGTTTAATCGCATTATGGAAAAATCTTAAGTCTTTTTTCTCCGCAGGCAGAGCTGGACCGTTGTCACCATTTTCTAAAGCGTCATAAAATATTTCATCTAATAGCCCACTTGCCTCTGCTATCGCTGCTGGATCATTCATATTAATTAAAGATGTGGAATTGGCATTGTTAAAATATTCTACAACTCGACGACCAGCATCGCTTAGTGCGCGGTACTCCTTTATCATTGTGACCCAGGCCGGATCTGCACCAGGAACTTTGCGAGCGGTGCGCA